GACCCGATCGTCACCGTGACGGTGTCGGTCGTGCCGTTGGCCGCCGCGAGGGCGATGTCCGAGGAAAGGACGGTGAACTTGTGCGAGAAGCCCGTGCCCGCCTCTTCCTGAACGGAAAGGGGCGAAACGCGGTCATCGTTGATGGTGATGGTTTGGCTAGCCATTGTAGTGGTCTCCTTGGTTTAGGGTTAGCTGGAGGCGGCGAACTTGCCGAGACCCTTCGGGTTCTTGCAGACCAGAAGCAGCGAGGTGGAGACGAAGCCACGGCGGCCACCGCCCTGATCTTCCAGCTCATCAGCCTGCATGCCGAGCATGGTGCCGAGCCCCACGAGCGCGGGGTCGATCACGTAGCCACGGGCCTTCTGCTGGTTGGTGGTGACCGAGGGGTCAGCGCCGTCGAGCAGGCCGTTGAACATGTCGGGGATGACGGTGACCGTGTGGAAGTCGCCATCATAGATCGTCACGTTCAGGGTGACCTTGCCCTCATTGGCATCCTGCATGACCTGATAGGTCTTGGTGGTGCCGGAGGCGCCTTCAACACGCTGGAACTTCGAGACCGCCCGCTTGAGGGACGGACCGGCGAAGAGCGTGTAGTTACGGCGACCGCCATTCACTTGGAAGATCGACTGGAACACGTCGTTGAAGATCGACTCCGTGAGGGAGCCGGTCGCCGTGGTGTCGATGCTGGCCGCGGGCGTGAGGAACGACGTGGGCACCGGGTTGGTGCTCTGCGCCGTGGCGCGGATCCAGCTGCCGAGACCGCGGGTCTTCCACGGCACAACGCCGTTGTCGGCCTGCATGTCGTTGTCGGAGCCGATGGACGCCTCGATGCTGCGCTTGATTTCGCGCATCGCCTTGACCTTCGACTGAGCGACTTCCGAGGAGATACCGGCGGGATCGCTGGCCTCCTGCAGACGGGAGACCATCCACGGGCGGCGGTAGGTCTGGATGTAGTTGCCGAATCGCGCACGGTTGGCGGACTCGTTGTTGAACGCCTGAACGTCCTGACCTTCCAGCACACCGGAGAAGTCAACAGCCGCGAGGGTGTCGGCCTGCCAAGTCTGCAGGGTATTGGTCACCTTCGTCGTCTTGGCGAAGGTAGACGTTTTCGGGCAATCCTCGGGTTCGAGGATGGTGAGGAAGTTGGTGAGATCTTCACGATCCCCCGCAACGTTGTAAGTAGTAGTTTGAGCCATGGTAGTTAACGATTGGTACGAAGTTGGTCGCTACGCAGCAGTAGTGCCGCGGCCTCACCGGCCGTTACGGCGCCCTTCTGTCTAAGCTTCTCCCGTTGCGCGTCCAACGCATTGCGTGCCACCGAGGCGGACGGGATGCGCGGAGACGAGGTGCCGGATGACACCGCGGTCTGATCGCCCGCCGGTTTGGCCGTCGGGGTGATCTTGGGCTTGGGTTTCGGAGCAGGAGCGTCAGCCGACTTGGATGACTTGGACACTGAAGCCCGACGGGCTTGCAACGCCTTCAGTCCTTCCACTTGCACGCCCACAATGAAGTCGGCGTTGGGTAAGTCCTGAAGCCACGGGTTAAGCCGATAGGCTTGAATCGCGGCCTGATAGTCTTCCGAGTTGGGATCCTTGAGGAACGGGAACATCTCAACGGCTTGCTGGGATGCCTGTGCCTTGGTGAGGAGAAAGTTCTGCCTCGCCGGGATGTGGTCTTCGAGTGCGATCTTGGCCTTCTTCAAGACTTCGCGAACTTGATCACGGTTCAGGGATTGATCCCCAATCGTGACGCCTTCGCTGATGTCGTCTCGGGCCAGCTGATCTTCAGCCCACCGCGCTGCCTGCTTCGCCTGCTCCTGATACTTCTGCAGGGAAGCGAGGTCGTTGTACTCAGCCAAGGGCAGGGTGCCCTTGGGCATCGGGGGTGGGGGATTGGCCTTGTCGGTTTCAGCCTTCTTCAGGCTGGCCTCCAAGTTGGCCAATCGCTCCTCCAACGCCTTGCGCTTTGCCACTTCCTCATCGACGCGCTTTTGGACTTTCTCTCGGATCCGGGTCTCCTTGTCCGAAGAAGTTTTCTGGGAAGGAACGTCCTCCTTCTCCGTTTCCGCTTCGGGTTCTGGGGTTTCTTCCCCTTCCGTGGCAGCCTCGGGTTGAGAGGATTCGGGTGCGGTCTCTGCTGTTTCCGCGGTTGTCTCTGTCGCTTCGGGAGCTTTGGGCTCTTCCGTGGCAGCGTCCTCCGCGGGAGGGGTTGGCGCGGGTTTCGACTCTGCCTTTTGCGCGTTCGCAAAGAGCATCGCCGCCGCCTGCGTCAATGATACGTTGCCCGACTTGTCTCCATCACCAGTATTGGAAGCCGGTGAAGCCGCTTCAGTAGTGTTACTCATCACCAATCATGGCCGGTGAAGCCGCCCGTCCCTAACAGTTCATCACCAATCAGGGCCGGTGAAGCCGCCACCTAACCAACTAACATCATCACCATTTATGGCCGGTGAAGCCGCCAAGTCCGAATGAGGATCATCCGGTAAACATGAGCTGTGCATGTCGCCGGATTAAGTCAACGGTCAAATCTGTTCCCTACGCTTGTACTCGTCGTACACCGCGATGACGCCCTTCAGGGCTCGAAGCTCGCCGACTAGGGCCATCGTTGCCCGGTCACTCTTGATGTTATCGTCGCGACAGATGTCCTCGATGATGACCTCACGTTGTTCACGCAGCACGCTGATGAACTCTTGGAAGTTCGTGTTGGGGATCAGCTGCGACATCGCCGAAGCGACGGCCTGCTGACGGAACTCCTCCCGCTCGCGATTGGTCATTTACGCTCCTAGCCGCCCGATCTGGGCATTCTGTCGTTGGGTGATCTGGAACTGCAACTGCTTGGTCAGTTTCTCGATACGCTTGCCGAACGGATCCTGCGGGTTCTGCAGACGCTGCTGCACCACCGGGTCGTTCTGCACGTAGCCTTGGATGATCTGGAGACCAAGCTCGGGCGGCGTGCCCATCTTGATGTCCTGATCCTGACCAGCGTAGATCTTGGCCAGCATGTCCTGCATGTCGGTGACCACCTGCTGCTGGCCGACGTCCTTGGGCTGAATGATCCGCTCGGCGATCGTGGGATCGATGGCTTCGATCATTGCCTGCAGCCACTCGCTGTAATCGACGACACCCTCGCGATCGGCGGTCGCCACGATCTGGGCGATCTGCTTGATCTTCTCGAAGGTCTTCTCCGTGTCCATCGCCTCGATCTGGTAGTTGAGCACGAAGTCGTACTCCTCGTCCTGACCGCCCTTGATGAACTGCGTCGCCTCCTGCTGGCGTAGACCGACGACCCGGAAGTAGACCTGCTCCGACCCGTACTGCTGATAGAGCGACCAGACCTGTCGGTACGCCTTCGACCAGCTCGACATGAACTTGTCGGTCTCGAACTGGTTCTTCATCAGGGCGAACTGCTGATCGCCCGTCTGCGACGCGAACCCAAGGTAACGGTTAAAGTCGTTCCTCAGTTGCTGCTCGCTCGCCTCGGTGTTGCCGTCCGGCATCGGCCGGTCGAGGAAGTGGTACTCGTTGGGCCGCCGCTCCGGAATACGCGCACCTGCACCCCAACGGGCAGGGGGGCGTCCAACCGGATAGCCCATCGGGGGCAAGATGGCCAGAGACGCCGCGTCGATGCGGCTGTCCTTGTGCACCTTGATCTGATCCTGCAACGGCTTGCCCACTTCCGGAATGCCGCGGCTGTCGTGCAACCGACGGGACAGGAACTCCCGGCGATGAATCACGAACGGGTACTGCCCATGGGCATACCCCAGCAACCCGTGCTTGGCATAGCCCGGATGATCGCCGCCGTCATCACCCATCAGGGGCGTGAAGATGGTCAGGTAGATGCCGGGATAGCCGTCCTCATCCGACAGACGCTGATAGGCGTACACTACGCCGATCAGATCGGTCATCTCCTCTTGGATGTAGTTGAACGACCGCGAGTGCACCCGGATGTACTCGTTGGTGGTAGGGGTAATGAACTTACCCCGGCAGGTGGAGATGGCCGCATCCACCCACTCCGGATCCCAGTCCTCGGTCGCAGCGAACGAGCGCAGCTGCTCGGCCGAGAAGTACTGCACCCGGTAGATCGCGGGCGCGGATTCCAGATCCGTGGCCGTGTGCGGGATGAACAGGTTCTCGTCGAGGTTGAACGCCCGGATCACGGGCCGGGACTTCTCCTTGCCGATCACCGGCACCGTGGTTTTGCCGACCTGCTGCAGATCCACCAGCATGCTGCGGGCCTTCTTGCTGGTGCAGCCGTAGATCTCCTCGAAGAGGGACATGAGCGTGCCAGACATGGCCGGGTCAGTCAGCAAGACCGTCAGGTCCGCCTCCGGAAACTGCTGCTGGAGGTCGGAAATCTGCAGGGTGAGCAGGGTCTTCTGGCGAGACACCTCCCAGAACTGCCCGGTAGCGGCGACACCCTTCTCCGAGAGGTAGTTGCACAGCAGTTCCACCTCCCGGTCGATCTCCGGGATCTGGGTCTGCACCAACCACTTCATGAAATTGCTGACGATCTTCGCCCGCTTGAGGTCATTGCCCTCAACCGGCACCGCTACCAGCTGCGCCTTGCGGAAAGCCATGCACAGCATCGCCACTTTGGCGTTGATGGCCTCGTCCGTCAGGAAAACGCGCAGGTCGGACGCCCCATCCCACGGAGTGGGGTCGATCTTGGCCCCCTCACGTGCGTGCTTGCGCCCATCGGCCGACTGTCCGTCCCAGAGCGCAAACCGAGTGTCGTAGTTCTCACGGCACTGATCGACGTAAGGCTGCAGGTTTGAGGTGCAGAGGTCGAAATCCCGCTTAAGGGACGCGTAATTCGGACCGGACTCGCCCTTGGGGGCTTTCTGGAGTCCGGTATCTGTCGGAGATACGTCCGTATTGGTCCCGTCGTAGGAACTCACAAACGTATGCTGTGGTTGAGGCTATCCTAAGTCAAGGGCTCAGTGGGTTGCGCCTCTTGCCCTTCATCTTGGCGGCCAGACGCAGCGACTTAACCCAGCTGTGGCGGGAAATATTCTTCGGCTTAGACCCTTTGATGCCCTTCATCAATAAACTCCGGTACGGTTTTTGGTATCGACGAGGTCATTCTCGTCGTAGAACCGCGGATTTGATACGGCGATGTAGCGCAGGGCGTCAATCGGATCCTTGGTTGCCTCGTCCTTACCCCCCTTGGCGGTGTATTCCTGCATCGCGAAGATGAAGTTCTGGCACTCCTCGCTGATGAACAGGTGCGGGGCGTTGACCGAGCTGATCTCCTTCTCCTCGTCGTACGCCAGTTTGTTGGCGATCAGCTGTAGTCCGTTGTCGATGTCCACCCCGGGGGCCGGGATGACCGTCATGTCCTCGTCGTCCAACTGACTGATGATGGTGACCGCGCCTTCGGCCGACTGCTTCTCGGCCGCACCCAGCCGCGGATCGATGAACCGCTCGAAGATCTCCTCCCGGCCCTCCAGATCGCGGATCAACTCGACGTAATCCCGGATGCCCTTGCGGCTACCCTTCTGCGCCGGACCCGGTTTGCCCTCCGCACTGCCGCCGGGCAACGCCCAGTCGTCGTAGTCGGGCCACTCGCGGTACACCCACCACGTGTCATCGGCGTCCACCGCTACCCACAGCATGAACCAGTTCTTGGATCCCGCGGGATCAATAGCCATGTAACGCGTGACCTTGTACTCTGGATTCCTCACCCAAGGCAGATCCTTCGCCGCCACCACGTTGTACTCCTTGTTGAACGCGGGGAACGCGCCGCCGATCGCCTTGGTCGGAATGCC